ACCTAATCACTATTACACAGCCCTTGCTGCGCCTTACAGCGTAGGCTGAGCGTCATTCTGTCCATACTGTGTTGAGTGATTAGCTAGTCGCTACAGATCTCTTGACCCCTACACCCTTATTGCAACTCATTCTCAATAAGCAATAGCACCCCCTTAGCTATTCTCATACCGATGCAATCATGATTGATACTGATAATAATCACACAGCACAGTACATACGGTATGCGTCCTGGATTGCAATTATTGGCAATTAGGGTACGTATATGGGGGTATTCGCGAAGACCACAGTCGATATAAGGCTTCACAAAATTATGTCAAAAATTAAAGGGACCCCTAGGAGCCCCCTCAGCGCCCCTCTGCGGTGTCATCAGTACCAACCACCCAAGGCGCAGTAAGACGCATCTCTGGGAGCCTTGTAGAGGTGTCTGACGGGGTTTCTGTGTAGATAGGAGGGGGAGGTGGGGGGAGAGTATCTTCCCACTCCTCTATTGCTTCATCAAGTTCTACCTTAACACGGTTGTTAATGAGAACATTCTCAATAAAGACTAAGACCCCTAACAGTAAGTGATTAAAGTAGGGGATGTTAGTTTTCCATACTTTATAAAGTGTTTTAAACTCATTTAATCTAAGTTCTTGTTCCACATTGCGTTACATACGTTAGGAAGGAACTGGTATAGGATGTCTTGTATTTGTGCTGCTATCTGTGCGTGTTCCTTTTGAGTACCATTAGAGGTACGAAGATCACAGTAATGAAGCCAGGACCTAATGGTACCATTCATGTATAGTTTAGTTGGTGCTGCCATAGGTAACACCTCTCTTGCACACTCCTTAGCTACCCCAGCTGCTATCAGTTCTTTGTAGAGACCATAGCAATCGGAGTAGAGGCTACCAATCCTAAACTGGAAGTTCTTCTTCACTACTTCATCTAGGTCATCAATACTATTCTGTCGGTTCTTCTCATCTTGTCTACGTAGCTCAGGAATAGAGGCTTGTTTCTCTACCTTAGCATACCGTTGAGAGAATTCTTGAAAGCTAAAACTTCTATGCCTTAGGATCTGAGCTGCTATACTACGTGTAGTCTCAATAGAGACACACATGTTAACCATTTCAAAAGGGGACCAATGTTGATGATCAATTAGATACTTAATTAGTTTAGCACTTGTCTGAGTGTTGTTTTGATTAGCTGGGTTAGATACCCTAGCCATGTAACTAATTAAATCTTCAGCATTAGGAGTGATGTGTATGAGGGTGGCGGTATGCATACAGTAGTATAGGTGGTGATGGGATTCAGATGGATGGGGAGAATCAGTACTCACTAGATTCAGTACTAGTTAGAGTAAGGAGAGAGGAGGTACTTACAGAATGTCCATTCCCAGGGACATTAGTAAAGGAGAAGAAGATGTGTCTTTAGCGAAGCTAATGACATGTCTTCTTCTACCTTGGAGGGAGTGATCCACCCTTCACTCCCCCCTTTAGGGGCATGATTGCGTCATACCAAGGGATTTGCCCCTGTTTTATACCCAAGTAGGGACTGTCTTTTTTGTCTTACCTCTAGCTTGTCTTCGTTGGTCTAAAGTGAACCCAAGTACGAGGTGATTAGTAGCAGATTGGGGATCATCTAGAAATGTCTCAAGCATGTCGTTCCACTCCTCTTGTTTACGCATTTTAACAGCTTCATAAGCACTAATAGACATAGCGTCTGTAAAGTACTTAACGCCTTGAGCTAGGGAGTCTAATCTGTCGTCATGTTTTACGGCGCCTTTTTCTCGGCACATCCTAGACATCTGATAGAACAACATGTATAGGAGACGGTCCTCGGGTGGGGCTTCCTTATTCGAGTTGTAGTCCCATTCCACCACAGACCTATCAACAATAAGGCGATGTTGATTAAGGACAGGCTCAAGGGAATCAATAATACGGTCTTCTTTGCGTACATTAGCCCGTACCTCTTCTACGTCAATAGCTTGTTTAGTTTGTTGTAGATGTTTCTTAAAGAGTTCTGCGATGACACCATCACCAAAGTTAGTCTCAATAAGAAGTTTAGTAACACCATACTTTTTACAACCCCTAAGGATGTCTAGGAGTGTAGCATCACTATAGCCATCTCGGTATGCTCTTACTTGGTGAACATAGAGGAAACCATTACGTTGAGATATGTAGGTAGCTGCTGTTTCGTCGGTACCACGACCTGATGGGTCTACTGAGCAGATTGTCTCTGTGTATGGTCCCCACTCCCCTTGAAGGGACATAGGAGAGTAGAAGTAATCACCGGGTAGTCCTACAGTAGGGAGGTCTTTAAGGACGTTACGGGGGTCACTACACCACACTACAGCATCAGGTGCTTGAGTGGGGTTAACGGAGGTAATAACAAGATCAGAGAACTTAAGGGGAAACTTCTCAGCATCACTAAGGGTAGTATCTAGTTGGAATTGTAACATGAAATTACTACGACCCATAGCAGCTTCACGTTCCAGCAGATCATCTGTGTTAAAGCGATCAGGGTCAGTAGGAGTCCATTCCTCTGCACCCATCTCAATGTCTTCTACAATCTGTGGTGCTAGGAGGTTCTCGTATTGAGCTAGTTTATCTTTACGTGGATAACGTGATGGCCAAACAAACGGACGGTAGTTACGTTCAGCTAACTTACGGTAAATGGTAAAGGTAGTCTGTGGTGTACCAAGGTACATAATGCGTGAGTCTTTCTTTGGTGTAAGGATAGACTCAGCCTCAGTACAGAGTTGAAGGAGCTTCTCTCGCATCATCTCTGTCATGGAGTTACCAGGTACCTCAATGTCATCAAGAATCATCAGGTCTGCACGAGAACCAGTTAGCTGACCCGTAATACCAACGGACTTAACGGATGGTGCTTGGTGAGGAGAACAGTTAACGTCAAAACTAATACGTGACCAACGACTATCATCACTCTTAGGTCTTAGGTGGGAGAGCCACGGTGTCTCAATAATAAGCTTCTGTAGAAAGATCGACATGTTATCTGCACGCTCTTTAGAAGCGGAGATGATCATGATCTTCTTCTCTGCATTATTGAAGAGAGTCCACAACACAAACGCCCCAGTAATCCAGCTCTTACCGACTCCTCGGAAAGCTTGGATCTGTAGACGTTTAGGACCGTGTTGCAGATAATCAGCAATGGCGTATTGTGCTCGGGTAGGGGATGGCAGATCAAGCTGTGACCACAATGCTTGAAGAAAGAGCTTAAAATCGCCTTTAAGGGCTGTTAAAGTATCCATACGGTAGAATGTACCTAAGTGTGTAAAAAGGCGCCTTGTAGGGGCACAGAGACGCCTCTGAGAGAGGATTAGTCGGCAAGCTTAACTCGTGGTTGGATGTATGTGTTATGAATACGTTCAATTTGACCGATGCGTGAGTTATTAGCACGTAGGGCTTGTTGAGGATCCTTAGGTCTAATTCTCATAGCTGGGTCATACGGTATATTCATCATCTTACCAATATTAAGTGCAGCATTTTTAGATGGTGCAAACCCATGAGTTGTTTGCATACGACCAATACGATTCTTACCGTCTAAATATTTAATCTTAAGAAGGGATAGTAGTTCTTTTAGTTTCTCTTCCATATCTAAATCTCCCGCTTACCAAAGATGCTGCCAAAGGCACTACGAATTGGGTTAACAATAAAGTACTGACCTTCGTTAGCTAGGTTCATAGGTTTAGCCTTAGGCATTACTTGACCTTGAGTACGGGCTGCTGTAGCAGTACGTTGACGTGTTTGTGCTTGGGGTATAGCAGTTGGTCTAGGAGCAGGCATCCTAGCAGTGTCAATAGCTACGTTAGCTAAATCAGCAGCAGTAGAAACAACTTCACCAGGAATAGCTAAAGCTCCTGTATATCCAGCAAGATCACCAGCAGATGAAGCACCAGCTAAACCAGCTTGAATCCAATCAACAGGATTACCAGTTTGTCTAGCTAGTTGTACACGACCAGTTGTTTCAGCAGCACTAGCCGCAGTACCAAGTAATGAAGGTGCAGCGATACCGGCTGCAGCCATTGCCCTAAGTGCTTTACGGTTAGGCATCAATTGCCCAGTAGGAACTTGATTTGGTAAAAAATCAACTTCATCAAACCAACCTTTTGCAAATTGAGATGCTTCATCAAACGTTGGTGTTACTTTAGATTTAGGAGCGCGTTTTGGTGCATTAGGATCTTTAACTAAAGGTGCCCTAGGCGTGTATGGTAAACCATAATGACGATGTACAATTTCTGCAACATCAATACCTAAATCTTTAATTCTTTTCTGAATATCCTGCCCTCTTGGATTAAAATCTTTACTTTTTGCATAAAGATCTCTTTCCCTAATACCAAGTTTTTCTGCTAATTCTTTACGAATCCCAAGCTCTTCAGGGGAGTCAAAAGCTTTATCTGCCATAGCCATTTGTGGAAATCCACTTTGTTGCATAAAAGCATCGGCTAGTTTCCTAGGATCGGTAATGTTAGAAAAATCAAACTCCCTAGACCAAGTACCAGTATTTACAGGGAAACCTTTAGATTCAGCAAGCTCTAGTGGGTTAGCGGTTGTATGGGCGCTTGCTTTTGAAACAACACTTCCAGTCCCCTTTCCTTGGTGAGCAAATCTAGAGAGAGGATACATATCCCCTCCCACAGTACCACTTACCCCATATTCATTACTAAGTGTCCGTATAAACTCAAGGCGATCTTTCATCGGAAGATGTTTTGCCGCTGCAAATATAGAATCTACTGAAACGCCGTGATGACCTTCAATAATCCCTGCAGCATAATTCATCGCCTTTTGTTGATCAAAACCACCAAGTTTATTAGCAACAGTGGTAGCAAAATCTTTAGCTATTTTTGGATCTGTTAATGTTTTAGGGTCTACTTTATTAAAAAAATCAACAATAAAATTGTCCCCTTGACTCATCAACATCCTAACTGTTCTTTTGTATAAACCAAAATTTCTCTCAACATCAGTAGGAGAGAATAAACCTTGTATTGCGGCTTTTTTCATACCTTCAGCAAGGTTTTCCATAGCATCGGCGTAACTCTGATCTAGAACTGATTTAATTGGACCAGTAATTACATCAGCCTTAGGCATCTTTCTGCGAGGCATCGCTTAGCCCCCTACAACTGGGGATCCACCGTCCTTCTTACGCTTCTCGTTATCCATGTACCGTTGAGCAATCATCTCCTCACGACCCGTAGGACGACGCTTAGGAGTTTTATTAG